GAATTGAGTCCTGGTACCATCAAAAAGGGTTTTGATATTCTCAAGTTCTTGAATTTTTTTGTTAAACTCAAGAAGATTGACTCCAGGAGTGAAAACTACCTCAGGAGACTTGGTGATACTTTCATAAAAGATGATTTCATCATCAATCTTGATAGTACCATCCTTTTCGAGGAAGTAATCAATATTTTCTACCGTAATGTTGTCATCATACGGTGAAACGCGGTTCAGGACGACAGAAGATGATGCCAGGAAGTTGGGATCATACTCATCTGAACTAATATCTGTGTAAGACAGAATATTATTGAGAATATCGTAAGGCTTGCCATTCTTTTCCTGAGATTTGTAGTATTGAACTAGCAAATCTACAAAAGCCTGGTTTTCCTCCCTGATAAAGGCGGGGAGTTGGTCTTGTAACCTTTGGGATACCTTAACTGACTTCATTTTTTGTTATTCTTCTGTCTAAGTTAGAAGCAAGCGTCGAATTCGGGGAACTCAAACACTGTCGTCGGATAATCAATGATATTTATCGAGGTTCCGTCGAAGTTAATTGGCGTAAAGTCGAACGGATCGAAGTTGGGGACTGTAGTTCCATCGATTGTGTAGTCGATGGTAATAACCTGTGGATTAAAGATCACGGGGTCCACTCCAGTGCCGATTGAGACCGCCCCAGAAGCGACTAGAACAGTGACAGGAATACGATTGGTACCATCAGGAGTGCTAGCAACGTTTAGTGGTCCAAGGCAAACTTCACCAGTCTTGTAATTGACTGTTCCAACACCTTTTTTAAGAATAACCTCTTTTTCATCCAATTTTGTGACCATAATCAGTTCACCACGTCCATCATCTCTGACATTTACGGGAAGAAGTGCTGAAGTGTCACCATCAATGAATGTACTGGTGCTCAGAACCGAATTTGCGGTGAGTTGTTGTGATTGTACGGCAAGATCGAGTAGATTTTCCGTATAACCTGTCGAATAGAAGGTACCACTCTTAACAGAAGAGAATTTGGGGTCACAAGTACCAGCACCAGTGCCAGTACCAGTCGTTCCACCAGAAATATCACCAGGATTTACAATTTCATTGTCAAAATCGACACATTGAGTGAAGGTTGACCCAAATGGGAATCCTTCAACGTTCAATCCAAGGGTCATTGATGTCTGGTTACCAACAATAGCGTTGTCAGAAGAATCAACCATCGTCATAAATGCCGATGTATCAATTCTTCCGTTAAATCTGTTGGCAGAACCTTGAGTATTGTACTGATCAATAGCACCCAAGACCTTCGACGCCATCTCATTGTTGGAAAGATTGGTAGATCTACCATCAAAGAAGACGTAGGACTTTGGACGGATGTACATAGAGACGGGATCGATGATGACAGGTTCGATTGCTGCCATCGAATACTTCAAAAGATCCGCTTTGATACGTTTTTTGGTAGTTTCGTTCAGTGCAGAACCACTCTTGGTCTTAACTGCAATGAAAACCTTACCGTAAATCGGAGGAGAAAGTCTTTCACCACCATATGCAGTCACCGAACGTGCCTGAGGGTACACATATTTGGTAATGTACTCATAGTCAGTCTCAGTAACCGCTCTATTCTGCGCTGAGAATGCCCTAGGAGCGTTGAATTTGATGCTAACGATGTCTTCACCATCTTCACCGTCTTGAGAGGCATCCACGGTCGCTATACTGATCTGTGCGGACGGGATAATACGGTTCAGGTTATCAATCGCACGACCAATAAAGGTAAACTTCTTACAACCGTTAGCAAGAGGACCGTCAGTACGTACATACTTGAGTCTGATAATCTCGCCAGCGATCAGTTCTCTACCAATGATACCGTCACCAAAGATAATCTTATATCTCAGGTCATCAGTCTCTTCCAAGAAGTACCCACGAGTGGCACCGTCAACACCTACAATGTCATCAATACGATTGTAGGTGTCAATTTCCTCAGACTGAGCATTGGGCGAAATCGAAACGTACAGAAGATCTGTATCAACGTTATCTACAGGAATCTCATACCCGCGCTTCTTAACGTCTTGTACGGTATATGTGTATTGCAGTAGGTTACCCTGATATGCAACAGTTTTGGGGAACGATGCAATACCAGTCTGTTGATCTACTGCTGTGGTAATTGCAACAGGAAGAGTAAACAGGAATGATTGACCATCTACAGAGGAAACAAACACATCACCCTGAGGAAGGGTTACCGTAGAAGGATATGCATTACTGCTACCCACCAAAGAAGTCTGTACAGCGAAGTTTAGACACGCCTTTGACGCTTTGATGGATCTTGGTGTATAATTAAGTTGCTTAGCAATCTTGACAACGTTGTCTCTAATTGTTGCAGATTCTAAGAATGCTTCGTTCATTGCCATATTGGCATTGAACGCAGCGTAGTAAGTGTTATATGACAGTACGTCTAGCAGATAAGACGCAGCAGAACCATCGAAGTCATAATCCGTAAACTCTTCCCGAGTTCTTAGGTAAGATCTGATAGACTCCTTAATCTCTGTAAAATCCAGAGAGGTTAAATTGGAAGGAATTGCTGCCATTTGTTAGGTTCTCTCTAAGAGGAAATCAACTGTTTGTATAAGAGTTTCACCAACGATAGTGTAATCAAGTTCAACTTCAATAGTATTGCGTTCTTCACCTTCAGTGACCCGTACACTATTGAGTACGACTCTAGGTTCAAATCTTTTGACTACGTTGCCAATCTCTTCTCTAATGTCCTCGGCAAGAAACACATCAAATGGTTCAAAGAGCATTTCTCTCAGACGAGAACCTTTACGAGGTTGAAAAGGTCTTTCATAAAATCCAGTGAGGACAAGGTTTCTCACGGACTGCTTAATAGCGTTCTCATTTTTAACTACAGAAAAATCTTCAGTATTAGGATTCGATTTGAATCCAATACTGAAGTCTCTGAACCCTCTACTGAGCGTTCTTTCTGCTCTAAATCTGTATGCCATTAATGCCAGCGTTCGACGTAATCATCGAAACCACCTGCACCTCCACATTGTCTAGAATAGCGATCCCTAGGGGGATCGTTGGGTTTCGTTCGGTTTAAGTATTTATCAGCTCTTGGATCAGTTATGAGTACCATACCCGACTCAATGAACTCTTGAGATTGATCTGGAATTGGATTGTTCGCCATTTCGTTCTCCTACTTGGTAGTAGAACTTTTATAGCGGTTACTATCGCTGTGCTATTTATCGCTTGCCTTGACCGCGATACTTTTTCTTTGCTGTGTTACGACTCGTGGCAGAATACTTTGTATTCTTGCTGTTACCCTGACGTGTAGTCTTGGGTTTCGACTCAATGATTTTTTTGCCAGAAAGACCAACTTTTGCTCGTGCCATAACCTTGTTTGTAGGACTCAGAAATTATAGCACTATCTATCCCGCTAGTACAGTGGGTGATCCATATGCAACAACAGATTTACACGGCCAAGAAGCAAATGGTTTACCAATGCCAAGTGGGTCTAGCATTCTGCCAACAGGTCTCTTCAAAGCGTAGACTGTAAATGTTGTTGCCTCGCACATACGAAAGTGTCCAACACCACCCATATCTTCTACGGTAAGCATCCCGCAAGTAGTTGGTGTTGGAATAATGCAGGTACCCTTACCGCAAGGACAAGCATAGTTGATGATATTTGCTGTGGTTGATGTGTGTGGTGTAAACGTATCACCAAACAACATAACAGGTAACCCGTTTACTAGAACAGTTGCTCGAAGCGGATTGACCGCTTCAAGAGGGATTAGTGGTTGAGGTGCCCACCAACAGGTAAGATCCTTTAGGGCGATGCCAAAGGGGATGGGAGGAGTACCACAGACTTGAGAATTGTGAATAGTTGCAGGCACAGGTAATCCGTGTCCAGAACACGGAAGACCATTAAGAGATGCAAGTGGTTTTAGAATTCCTATTGCCATTTACAGTGTATCGAATGTAATATCGCACTCGTCAAAGTACGGGTTACCAAAGTTATTTAACGTTTCATCGAGCAATCGCGCAGCACCTGTAGAGAAATTTCTCCAAAGCATCGTTCCTTCAAATGGTCCCATCTCAATCCAGTTGTTTTGATTGACACGTTTAGGATCAATGGCAATCGCTGCGTGTACCACCTCATCCAATGCTAGACATCCTGCAAAAGGTGGAGTGGAACATATGTCTGCTGCACTAATCTCACTACCATTGGCAGTATATCCAGAGTTAACTGTCAGAACTCCTTCATCTACAAAGTTATGCCAGCAGTCACTAGGGAATTGTCCGCCACTGCAAGAGTCTAGAATAATAGAATTGTACGGAGCACTCACGGAGTTACCAGTTGGACCTGTAGTTGTGGATGTAGTTGTTTCACCTGTTTCTGGGTCTGTAGTCTCCGTTGTAGTAGTAGCCTGCTCATATGAGAACCAGAATAATGGAGTGTAGGCACTGTAGTTGTCGGAAATCCAGGTTTCCAACTGATCAAGCTCTGTCATACCCTGATTTAGTCCGTAATCGAACGTATTTTCGTCTCCACCAATCGGAACGAACGTGTATTGTCCGTTACTTGACTCAAAGCATCTGCCCTTTGCCAGACCATTACTGCAAGGATGCGTCTTTTGGAAGAGGTTACCACTGCTTCCTGGGAATTTACGCGGTCTTGTTAGTTGTGGTCTGTTCAAAGACTTCAACCAGTTCATAAATCTGGTGTTTACTGCCGCACCAGCACCGCTAACATCGCCTTCTACCTGAATACTGACGCTGACTTTTGCGGTATCTTGCTTAGAAGCACAGTATTTGAACGGCATATAACCGTAAACAATCTCATCACCGTCCGCATTATACGAAACATAGGGGCAAGGAATGTCAAAAAAGCGTCTGGTACTGTATAGATTAGCGGTAGCAACCTGAATACACCCGCCTGGGAAGATTCCAGGCATCCCAGAACCCATTCTTTCCTTGATAAGGTTGGATGTTGGTTTGGATTGGGACCACAAACTGTCCAACATAGGGTTGTTGGCGTTAAAGTTTGGATCCATAGAGCGCAAATTGTTGAAAATTGTGCTCTGATCAAACCTAGATCCGAAATCTGCCCAGTCTCCACCCGAATTTGGAGAGAAACAACTACCAGGGATGATGCTATTGCAGAACTTTTCGGGTTCTTCTATGTTAACATCACCCATTTTGATGTAACCACGGTTGTATGTTATCTCTTTAGTCTTGTTAAAGTCCTGTGATAAGTTGAGAATAACGTCTCTATCCGATTGAAGTTGCGCGTTTGCTGCTGCATCAGAGACACCAAACCCAGAAAGTGAGTTATTGATCTCGTCTTCCACAGGATTCATACCTTCACCAACGTAAGTATCCGTACGTTTTCCCTGTTCTCTGTCTACAACAATGATAGGAACGTTCCTTCCAGGTGCATATCCGCGCCCAGAATTGGTAATAATCACGTCAATAATAGATCCTTTCTCATCAAGAACCGCAGTAAACGCTGCTTCTTCCAGGGTACCCGTGAAATCTGACTTATTGACGTACTTTTTCTTACTTAAATCCGCAGCAGACTTTCTAAATTGCTTGTCGGTGCGGGCAAAATCCGTTTCATCTTCGACATCAATCTGAACTTTGGTTGTAGAATCGTCCTCAAAGAACTCAGGAACGTTTTGAGCGGGGTCAACAAACCCCTGATCGCGGATTACCTCGGGAAATTCTACAGCAAGTTGTGGATTTACATAGTCTTTACCGCTGTTTACGATCTTGACTGACTTAACTTTACCCTGTTTATTAATATTGCACTGAATAATTGCGGAATCAATGGATCTTTGGGGGATCAGAGCGTTCTTGTCAATCTCTACTTTGGTATATGTTACCTGTTTGGGGAACTCATACACTCCCCAGAACGCTGCTTTGTTCTTAATTCCGTATCCAGCAAGGACTGTTATGCCTCCACCGTTATTAGAAGTGAATGTTTGACCATATGTAAACGTATTTCCCGTACCTTCTTGGTTGATTTGCGTCAATTCCATATACCCACAGTTCATCTCATCACCAAAATAGCGACAAGCAGTGATCATCCAACCATTGATACGCTCACCAACGAGGAAAAATCCGCTGGATGTAGTGTATCTAAAGAAGATACGGTGGTCATCGGTACCAGCAGTCCAGAATGATTCATTGGCACCAACATCACCCGAAGGTGTATCTACAAAGATATGAGTCTTCTGAGTTCTCCAAACGTCAGGATCAATCTCATAGTTGTATGTATGATACGTTAAGGTTGGTTCTGGAGGAGGAGTGCCTTGCTGATACGTGGTAGGAAGACACGGTGCATTAGTCTCAAAAAAGTTGATACCATAGATCGGTCCATTCCAAGGGTTAGTTGTATCATAAAGATAGAATACAAACTGACCCTCAAACGCATCGTGAAAGTTCAATGAGCGGGGCACAGATGCCTTCACAGCAGCGTTCTTGCCGTAATACCACTCAAAGTATGCATCGGTGTCTAATATGCCAACATTGAATCCCCAACCGTAGTTAGATGTGGCAGGTACACCATCCTTATCCTTAAGGTAATTAATCTCCGTGTAGGTTGTTGGGGGTGTCGTATCCCAAGCATACCAACTACTACGGTTTACTAGACCAGTGCTTTGCGGTCCACCAATATCAATATACTCAGCAACACTCTTGGGACCAGGTACTAAGGTAACGTATCCAACAATACCAACATATTGATAGTCCTCCGAACCTGGTTCCTTACAATCAGGCACTCCAGGTACCCCAGACTGTAAATTAACTTCTGCTGCAGGGTTTACAGTGTAAAAGTGATCTGTACCCCTTCCATTGTCGGGAGCGACGTACTCGTGAAGTGCTAAGATGCTCTCTCCAGATACCAATAAACCAGAAGAGTTTGCAGCAGATACTGAAGTCCAAATATATCCTAGTTTTTCTGTTCCACCACCAGTCTGTAGTGAACTATCATTCTGCCCTGAGTTATAAGAGCGGTATAATGCTGTGGTACCAGAGACACTAGACTTCATCAATGTGAAGTATTTTGCGCTTCTTTGTCTCGGTTCCCTATTGTAAGAACGGAAATCGTCGTAATCGCTGTTTAGTTCTTTCTTCTTTGTGTACAGGTGGTCTCTCTGCTTACCAGAGTACCATCTGTAGATAGTATTTCTCTCACTATCGCAGAACGCTACACAAGTTTTTTGTCTATCGCCAATATAGAATACTTCATCGCGCCCAAATTTGTACCCACCAGGACCCTCATCTTGATAGGTGATCTGGTAACCGTTGGGTACGTTCTCTACACCGTTCCAGGTTTTATTGTAATCTTCAGAATCGACTGGGTTCTCGTAAGAGCGCCCAGTCTCTTGCAGGTAAATTGCCACTACATTACGAGAGTTTCTCTTCGATTTTATTTAGTCGCTCAAAGATATTATCAAATAAACCTGTCAGATTCGTGTAGTGATCATCACCAGGAATCTTATACTGAATCATATCAGCACCACGAGAAAGCATCTGCTCTACTCGTGCAAGGCGTCCAGCAAGGTTAGTTGCTGTCTTGGCAATCATTTCAAATCGCCATTCATTCTCTTCCTCTTTATTAGCAAAGTTAGGAATCTCAATGTCTTGTGGAATCTCGAAATCTTCAGTCATCAGAAATAATTCAGGTTAAGGACAATACGATACTTTTGATCAGTAGTAGAAGTACCAGAGTGGGGGGTATTCACAGGGAAACGTACTAGACGGTTTGCTTTAGATTCTACCTTGGTACCATCTTCAAACCTAGTGTACCCATCATTATCATTCAGATAGTAGATCGCAGTGGTAGCACCAGCAAATTCATCGGTACCATACTCACCACAGTCTGTATGGAATGCATACTCCTGTAACTCATCAGTATGGTGATTTAGGTTCGCTTTGATCCTGATCAGCGCACGCGGTTGTAAGGCATCTACAAGGGGCAGGAGGACGTTGTAAAACTCGTTTCTGGGTTGTCCACCCAAATAAACGTAATTAACCATTTGCCAGTTGTAAATCTCCTTTGCCTGTAGTTCTGGATCGAACATACGAGCAACGTGCATTACCTTTGCTTCATTAACGTACCAAGGGAAGTCCTGTCCCGCAAATGTACGGTAAATCCCGTTAAACACCTCGTTAGGTAAAAAATTGTCAATGATTTCCATAGTATTAGAATAGTTACGACGTTCGCGGGGGTAACGGTTCTGAATCACTCAAATAAAACTTGAAGCACCCAGTTTAGTCTGGATACTTTGCCATAGTTGCTGAGTCTTCAATAACTCCTTACCACCGCAAACATCTGCTTTGTATATGAGACACCACTGTGCTGAATTACACAGTAGTTTGCGTTCCGCATCAGTGAGTGTGATAGTCCACTCAGTCACTTGCTCTGTACATTCCATAACGATTCACCTTGCTTGCGATCTTTTGTAAAATTGCATCGCATTCATCATAGCGATCTTTTTTGAAAGGTCCAATTTCATTCGATTGATAGTAACGAACTGCATCGTACACAATCTTCATCTCAGTGGTGGTTAAAGGGTCACTCATTCAGTCTCCTGATCTCAAAGTAATCATCGACAATATTATACTCTACTTCATCACCTACATCCCAACCAAGTTCCTCACAGATCTCGTCAGGTATAGTGAAGTAGAGTTCCCCGTGTTCATCTTCTTCTATGTGAACTGTAAAACGTTTACTCATTCTTCCGAAGTATGTGCCTAATATACGGTATATAGGAGTCCACATACTCCAGTCGTGATACATCATATGCTTTCTGATGCAAGATAATACCATCCCCGAGGTGGATAGCACTATGCTTCAGACGACCTGCCCTCCGATTTGGTTCGAGATTATCAAATGACATTACCAAAACATCATATTTTTCAATAATTGTTTTGTCAAAGTCATCTCCTTCCTCTGATTCTAGGACAGATGTCCACCCTTCCAGTTCCCAGATGTTCCTGAGAAAGTCTTTGAAGGTCAGGGAGTAGTCCTCAGCACACTCGTGGTACCCTGTCTTCCTCCCAAACTCAAAGAGGAGGTTGAAGCATCCTGCCCCTCTCTGACCGCCCCATTCTCTCCCGAGAAACTCCGAATACTCTTCCGAGTATTTTTCCATCAACTTGTCACTCATAATTTTATACGGAAAAATTTTTTGTATATGGGGGGACCCAATCTGCGTTTTCGATAATATATGCGTCCCTATACTTTTGTAGGTTAGCATAGGGGACCCTTTTTAATATGTCGATACTATCACAAATCGTCCCCAACATTCACTGAGTAGCATAACCCTTCGGCAATGTAGTATTCTCTGAGTTGTTTATACTCAGTGTACCACGGTTCTTGTTCAGTGTCAATCAAATACTGCACCCATTCGATACACTCTTGAGGGGGCAATGATCCCTCCTCAAAGAGTGTCGAATACAGACTAA